TGGGTTCATAAACGTCGTGAGCAGTTAATGGTACTAGTAGTGGATGTAATTAAACCAGGCGAAAAGGTAACACAAGCAATGGTTGATGAAGTGAAAGCTGGTATTAAATTCTATTGTTTTGGTTACTTCGAGGACGTTGCGACCAATGCGAATGCACCTCGTATCAGATTCGTTGATAAGGTAGGAGGTAGCAAACCTAATATAGCCCTGCAAGTTTTAGGAAAGCACAAATTTTTCAAAGCAAGCTGGGAGGATAACAATTTCAAGAATGACGTGATATATGATAGCCGCATCAGATACCTACGCATAATCGATCACTATGCGCATGATTGGTATAACCAGTTATCAAACTACGTTCCAGATACTTTTACAGACATGGCCCGTGATCCAAAGCCATATGGCGTCAAGGTTGCGATTATACCCATGTCTGTAATCGATGTATCCGTTTGGGGGCCCAATATCAATAACGGAGATAAAAAGTCACACACGGGGCGAGTGTGGCAAACGTTCAGATTTTACGATGAGAGTACCGTATCGCTGAAATCGTATCAGTTCATTGATTGGAATACAGTTACCACGTATCCTGTAGGTTGCTCGGGTAAGACTATATCTCAGTATTTGGTAGTCGATGTGACCGGGTACGACAAACAAGGTATGATTCCATTCAATTAAGGGAGATGATAAGTAATGAATGTAAAGGATATAGACCTCAATATTGGCGAGGATTTCGGGATAGTTTACGCAGTCCAAGATGACAATGTGGATTTGACTGGATTCAAGTCGGTATTCGCCATACGAAAGCGAGCAAGTGGTCCGCTTGTTATTAAAGTGCAAGGGGTAGCATCTGGGAAGATTGCGACATTCAATATTTCCGGAAAGGATACCCTAGAAATTAAGTCCTTTGGTGAGCATGTGTATGATGCTTTTGCATATAAGGAATCGGAGCCTAGCCGATATTACAAACTGGGTATGGGGGTAGTCAACATAATTCAGGATGTGGCCATGCATGATTAGAGGAGGAATGTATTATGCAAAACAAAGCGTTACCAGTAAGACTTGAAGGTCCAATTAAAGTAGAGGCGGAAGTAAAAGCAACCATGGTAGGCGATAATGGGAAAAGTGCTTATGAAATTGCTTTAGCACATGGATTCGTAGGAACCGAGGAGGAGTGGTTGGAATCCTTAAAAGCGAAGATGCCTAACTTATCAGGCGTTGTTTCAGCACTTCAAGGTAAGAACATTCTTATTAATAGCGATACCCTTGAAGCGATATTATCTGCTATAGTCCATGCATTGGCGGAGCAAACTTACGCACCACTTACCTTTAACGAACCAAGAAAAGGGGATACTGAAATTCGAGTATCCGGGCAAGATGGCTTTAAAGTTCGAGTGAGTGGCACTGCAGAAGCTGTTGAAATTCAATCTGGAAGTGCAACTATTAGAATTCAGCCTTACGGTGCAGATGATATTTATCTTGAATATCTCAACTTAATCGATCATGTCGTTGATACTGTTAAAATCAAAGGTCTTATTGAATTCAATCCGGAAACGGCTACAGAGATTTTGCCTAAGCAATTCTATGGCCGTAGCGATTTGGAGGGCGAACTTACATGTCCGAACGTTGTTAAAGTTGGTGCATTAGCATTCGTCGGAACCGAGCACAATATTATCAATTTGCCAAAGGCCACTGATATTGACAGGGATGCTTTCGCTAACAGTTCTCTTGCCGTAATCAATATCCCCGCATTTGTATGGGCAGATGATAACCTTGATTTAAAATCTTATGACCTCATTAGAGTTAATAAAATGACTGTTAGCGAGGAATCTCGCCCACCACGAGAAGTCATGATGCAGAAAATTTCATTAGAGGTCTACAATCCAGATCACACCAAGAAATGGAACCTTTACGGTGAAAAATGGGAGAAAGCGGAGGCCTAAATGGACGAAATTAGATTATTGCTAATGGACTTCGGAATTCCACCGTATTTCGCGGACATTGGCTTCTGGGTAACCCTATTAGGGGTTATCTGGGCCGCCCTTCGGGGCTCGTTTCGTGCGATGGTGTGGTTCTTGGAGCATACCTCGCTAGTTGCGGTTAAGCAAGAATTAGATGACCATTTGGCTCGACGAATGGATAAACAACGTAAAGATTATGACGATAAGTTATCTGATGCTATCAACAGTATCGCTGAATTAACAAAAAGTAATCAGGAAATACTAAAGCAGTTGGTCAAGTTGGAAGAACGAGATGCTGCGAAGTTTCACAGGCTCAATAACCTCGAAACCACAGTTCAGAGTCTGAGTACTGAACTGATGCATATCCAAGTTCTAAATAATATGCCCATAGGAAGAAGTATCACGCTTAACACGGACGATATAGGAGGTGACTGATAATGAAATATCAAATCATGAACCGACTAAAATCCGCATATAGTGCTGTTCGTGTTGCTAACATTAGACCTACTGGAGTACTAGCGACACGGATTCTAGTACTTGTTATGCTAATTCCTATTTGGCTAGTCATAACAGAGTATGTTATGGCATTTGCTAGGGGTTATGTATCAAGTGAAACTAATAAGCTGATTGATGTTGGGCTCAATATTATTGACCACATATTCATTCCTAGTGTATTGACAGCCGTAGTAGGCTTCCTAGGACTTTGGTTGGATAGAAACAATAATGGTGTCCCTGATAAATTAGAAGGAGGTAGTAGTAATGACGAAAATATTTATAAATCCAGGTCATGATATTGACCTGGACTCTGGAGCAGTAAATCCTAATACGGGACGTCGTGAATGCGACGTTGCTCGTGATGCGGGTAAGTTATTGGCTTATTATTTACAAACGGCAGGATGTGAAGTTAGAACTTTACAAAATGATGACTTAGGCCTTGTATGTGCTGAGTCCAATGAATGGGGTGCAGATATATTTGTATCACTCCACTGTAACGCATTCAATACGCAGGCACGTGGCACTGAAACATTGTACAAGTCTTTCAACGGCCAACGTCTAGCAAACGACATTCAAAGTCAAATTATCCGTAGCATTAATACGGTTGATCGGGGCGTAAAAGAACGGCAAGATTTATGGGTGCTAAATGGCACGGATGCAACAGCCGTATTAGTGGAAATGGCATTCATCGATAATGATGATGATTTAGAACTACTTAATAATGACCTTGATACTATTGTGCGTGCTATCGCAAGGGGCATTACTGATTACGCAACAGGAGGGGAATAATGTATGACAAAATCAAAGTACTACTTGATAACCCTATTTACCGCTATATTATTATCGGTGGTATTGGGTTCATCCTCATCCTTTGCATCGGATACATATTCTACCAGCCAAGCGGAACCGACTATCAACGTGCCCGTGAGTCAGTGGAACGAATTGAAAAGCAACAACGCGAAAGCGTTGAGCTTAATCGAAGCATCCAGCGTTCCATTGACAGAAGCACAGACTATAGCCGTGAAGCAGCGACAAGAATTGAACGAAGCACACGATACAATCAACAAATTAACGACCGAATTGGACAAAGCCAAAGCGGACTTAGTGAAGCAAGAAGTTACCTTGTCAGAAATGTCGAGCTCTTTGATAGAATTGAAAGATCAAATAGAGAACGACAAACGAACCATCAAGAGATTACGAATGCAACGCAACCTATCCCAAATACTGGGAGCGGGTGCGACAATCGGAATTGCGATACGCGGATAGCGAGGTGATCCACACATCTCCTGAGCATGAGCAGGCGGACTCATGGATTGACTATAATAATGTAAAAGACCTTACTGGGAATATATCCTGGTAAGGTCTTTTTTTGTTTATAAGTAGTAATTGCAGATAAGATAAAATTATGGTGTAATTAGGGTAATAATAGGAGGTGGGAGTAATGCTGAAAGTATTTAATAAAGACCCACATTTTATGAGGGATGCGGTAAAAGTAGACAACTATGCCGATGCATGGGATATAATATGCTCAATGCAACAGAGACTAGGGAAAAGCATACTTCTTGTTGGTAGGGAAACATGGGAGGACCTTAGATTGGTCGAGCATTTTCCTGATTTTATTTGGACAGATGATGTAAAGGCAGTATATGTTAATAGTGATAAAACATTAATGATTTCTGCTCCGTCAAAGTATAATCGAGCCAACGTTTTGAAGCTTATCAAATTTTTTGGACTCCACTATTCTATCCGAGAAATATAA